AGTAGTCTTGGCACGCCGTGCAAGGATCGCTGCTGCTGCCACCGCAGCACGGACTACATGACCCAAACAGGAACCCGAGCGGGTACAAGCCAGCGGCAAAAGCGAACACGGCCCACAGAACAGCGGACAGCGGCTCAACGGAGTCAATCACGTCAGCACTCCGCAGCGATGAGAATCCACTCTGTCCCGGCGTTGGCGACAGCACACGCCTTAGTTCCTGTGCCCTTTACGTCGGCAAAATAATTCTTTGCCGTGAAGGTCGCGCCAGTGACGTTTGCGTCAGTTACCGTGGCAGTCGCGCCCTTGCTCCACGGAGCCGAGAACGTCCCGCGAATGACGCCAACCTGCATGCGGATCAGCGCCCACCCGCCGCCTTTCCACAGCACATGAGCGCCAGACGCTTTTCCGAGGTCAGCATCCTTGCACTGCACAACACCACCGACTGCGACTCGCCCAACCTTTCCGCTCTCAATGGGCTCTACAGCCACGCACCAGGCCGTCGTGGTCGCTGACGGCGTGCCGCCTGTAAGTACGGGCATCTCCTCAAATGACGCCGTAGCACCGCCTGACGAGCTCGTAGGCGTGATCGCAACGCCGGTGATGGCTAGCACGCCCCAGCGGGCCACGGTCACAGAAGGCTGGCAGTAGCACCACGTATACGGCTTGAGGACGGGCGAGCCTTGGACGCCTGCCGTGCCTGGATTGGCACCAAGCACCAGGTCAGCAGCGTCCTGCGCCCTGTTCCACGCGCGGGCAGAGATTGCGCCTCGCAGCGGTTGGCCTGGCTCAAGTCGCCCGTCTGGACGTGGCATCAGGAGGTTCCTATGCCAAGCAGTGAGAAGTCGGAATCCTTGTAGACCTTGGACACGTAGACGGCATCCGGCTGCTTTAGAAGCACGTTGGAATCCACTGCGTCTCGGTAACGCACCCAGAGGTACTCGTGGCCTTTTTTGTTGATACCAGTAATGCTGCCGATCGTCTGGTTGGTGACGTTCTTTGAGGCGATAAACCGAAAAGAAAGCGACCAAGGGCCACGGCCCTTTTGATCGTCCCATTCTTGAGAGCCGCTGCACCCAATAAACAGCACCTCGCCAACATCAAAACCGCGAAAGCCTGACGAGTTTGTAGTGCCAGTTACGCCAGCGACGCCGCGAATCCACGCGCTAGTCACGTAGGCGTTGGGCACGTCATAGGACTCTTGCCATTGCAGTTGAGGCACGACGATATCAACGCCGTTTACGCCGTTGCCGTCAACACCTATAGCGCCGCTCATGTTTGTGGCGCTGGACGGGAACCTCTTTTCAAAGTCCAACGTGCCACCAGAGCCTACCGAGCACGCCTGCGTGATGTGCTGCGTTCCGCCTGTCGTGTCAAACGACCTTGCACGCTTCAGCGGTTCCGTGCCGTCTTCTGCACCGTTCTTCTCATACTGAATCGTCACCTGCCAAGCGTCATCGCCAAGATAGGAGACGCTGTATTGCTCGGCACGCAGTTTCATTTCGGGCAGGCCTGGATACTGCCAGTAGCCGTCCGAAATGATTTTCGCACTTGCGGACGTATGGAGCTCAACGTCGTCAGTGGTTCCGAACACCTTGAACGATCGCGTGTATGAACTCGTCGCCTTCTTGCCCTTGCGGACAATCGTCGCCTGCCTCGAGTCGCCGTCTTCAATCCAAGTGAGTGCCATTACGCTGCAACCGCCCCTTCTTCGCCGATCTGCTCGGTATTCTTCTGAATGCCTTCCAACGCCTTCAGCTGACGCTCGGCGATTGTGGAGCCGAAGCCCATGCCGCCGAGGTTGACGCTTGAGAACGTTCCTTGCGTCTCAACTTGCTTGGCGGCTTCAGCTGCGGCTTTTAGGAGTGCGTCTTGGTCTGGCGGTTTGATGGCACCGGGGGATGCTTCAGCAATTCCAGAGATAGCCGTTGGCGTCAACTTTTCGGCAGCTTTATCCACGGCTTCGCCGTACTTCTTCTGCTGTGAATCTGTGAGCATGCCAGTGTCACGCAGAGCAAAGAACTCGTCAGCCAGAGTCCGCAACTCGTCCATCGTCTTGGCTTCGCCAACGGCGTTGATGACGTTTTCGCCCTGGCCAGAAAGGATGCGGCGGTCACGGGCGGTGCTGGTCAGCGTTGCAAGTTTTTCTTGTGATGCAGCTGCAGAAGTGCGAAGGTTGTCGCCAAACGCTTTCGCGCCAGCAGTGCGTTCATTGATGACGCGACTATTCTCGGTCTTCATAGCCGACACGCTGCGGTCAGTGTTGGCTTGAATCGCGTCGTTGCGCTTCTTCACCTCATCGTTACTGAGCGTCACGTTCCACCAGTTTGCGGTCTGTGCAATCTGACTCCACATATGCTCCCATGCCACCGCAATGCCAGTGCCAAGATTCGTAAAGCCGTTTTGGAACTGCGTTGACCAGTTGACGAATGCGGACTGAAGATCTGCGGTGCCCGTCTGCCACGCAGCCATGAGCCCAGTCATCGCAATGTCCATCGCACCGCCAAGATCCCCGCCCGAAATCGCGTCATAGATGCCCGTCATCGTTGTGGAAGCGATTGACTGCACCTCACCAAACGTGGACATAAACGACGCGCTGAGTTCCGGCGTCGTCACGACCAGGGCAGCGATGCCAGCCGCCACTATGCCCAGCGGACTCAGCAGAGCGCCGAGGAGGCCGCCAGCAACCGCAATGGCAGTTCCGAGAGCGTAGAACGCCAAGCCGCAGCCAATGACCGCTACGGTGCCTTTGGCGATGTCCACGACCATCTGCTGATTCTCTTTGACGAAACCAGTGACTCCGTTCGCCAAATCTTGAATAAATCCAAGAGCCGTTTGCAGGCTGGGGGCTAAAGCAGCACCGATTTCAATAGCAGTGTCGTTGATGGCAGACTTCGCCAGCCGGAAAGAACCGCCTAGCCCAGCGTCCATAGCCTTGGCTGTCTTGGCTGCCACGCCGTCCGCCATTTGCAGTTTTGCTGCAAGTTCCTGCACGCCGCCAGCGGACTTTGAAAGCACGTTGGCGCTGGTGATACCCAACAGGCCGAACGCCTTCGCCATCTTTGCCGTGCGTTCAGCCACCGGCATATCCATCGTCGCCGTGTTGATCTCGTCCAAGATTTGAACAAGCGGCTTTAGGTTTCCTGCTGCGTCTGTGTTACTGACGCCAAACAGATCTTGCAGCTTCCCGCCAGCACCAGCGGAAATAATAGACAGACGTCGCAACGCGGTGCCCGCTTCGCTGCCTTGAATGCCGACGTTGCCGAGCACGCCAAGAATCGCCGTCGTATCCTCAAGCGACATACCAAGCGACTTGGCGACAGGGCCTGCATACTTCAGCGACTCGCCAAGCGCCTCAACGCTCGTAAACGTCTGATTGGCAGTCTCGGTCAGTATGTCGGCAGCACGAGCAGCGTCAGTGGCACCAAGGTCAAACTGCCGCAGAGCCGCAGCCATGATTCCAGCAGACGTCGTCGCGTTGGTGCCGGTTGCACGCGACAAATCAAGCACGGCCGCTGTCATGTCGTTGATTTCTGTCGGATTGAAACCGGCGCGACCGAGCTCAGTCATCAAGTTGGCAACCTCGGTCGCCGTGAACGACGTCGTCGCACCAAGGTCACGAGCCTTGTCGGTCAGCATTGACAACGACGCGGCACCTTCCGGCCCAAGCGAGCCGGTGACGGCAGCCGTTGCTCGAATGGCATCGTCAAACGACGTAAACTGCTTAATTGCCAGTCCCATCGGGGCACCGACTGCGGCACCAAACATCGCCATCTTTGTGCCAGCGCCAGACAATGACCGCCCGACGTTGACGACGCTCTTGCTGATGCCGTCAAACGCCTTAAACATGCCAGCCAATCCGGCACCGACGCCAAACGAGCCTAGCTTGGAAATCCGCTTATCGACGGCACCGACTGTGGCGAAGAACGCTTTTGCGTCTGCGCCGATTTCGACGAAGACGCGGCCCATCCGAATGCTACCGGCACTGCCCATGATTGTCTCCGGTAGCTAGACGTGCTTGTTCCAGTTAGGCCCGAACAGCCGCTTCAAGTCTTCTGGCGTTGCCTCACGCGGCTTGGGCTTCTTGACGTATGGGTGAAACTTTGCGGCGTCCGCTGGTGGCTTGGATTGCGTGCGATTGATGTTGTACGTCTGAGCCAGCAGCGTTGCCGTGTGCCACCAATCAGCTTCTAGGCGGCCGTTGCGGGCTGCGACAAGTTGTCGGAATGTCCACTTTCCGGGGTAGACGCCGACGACGCCTGCGGCTTCCCAGATTGCTCCCCAGATGCCGCTAGACTCGCCTCCGCTCGCTCCATCAGCTCTAGCGTCGCCTCGTCCATCTTGGCGGCTAGCAGGCTGACTGTCTTGCGGAGGCGTGGCGGGAAAAAATCGATGAGTTCCTGTTCCAGCACTTTGGCTGCAGAGTCCAGAGCATCACCGCGCAGGCCGTCAAAAAAATCGTCTTTTGTCAATCTCTTGTCTTCCACCTGACGGCACAGAATCGCATAGAGCGTTTCGGCGATCGTGGTGTATTGACCACGCAGCACCTGCATCGTGGTTGCGATGCTTGACACATCCACGATGTCAAACGGCACCTTCTGGCCGTCAACGTCAACCGTGACGTTGTCTCTGACTCGCATGGCAGCGGCGATAGTCAGCGCCACCTGCCACGGCCTGCCCTGATCATCCCTGAACTCTCTCATGTCAATCCCTTGTCAGCCTTGGGTCTGTCATCTTCGCCTCGAGCGTGCATGTCACGGCACCGTCAATCGGATCGGTTTCGCTGATGCCAGTGAGCACCGCTTGAAACGAGAATCCACCCTGTCCGCCATACACAGTGAACGGAGTTCCCGTGTGCATGCGAGTAAACGCCGAGCCAAGGTCAGCCGGATCGTTAAGCTCAACAGACACGGAGCATTCGTAGCCAGTGTGATAGATGCACGAATACCGACTGCCGTATGGATTCACGTCGATCGTGCGGGCCGACTCTGTCAACGTGACGTTGCGAGCGCTGGCGATTAAACCGCCATCAAGCGAGATGGAGCAGTCTTTCCCCAGCGTGATAGCCATCAGCTGAATTCCTTAGCCGTCACGTTGAAAGTCACAGCACCGTCAACACCGATGTTTTCCGTGACGCTCATCACAGAAAACCCACTGCCAGCAGCCGCAAGGCTCGTGATAAGTCCTGTTGCATCGTGGCATTCGATTTCCCACGTCTTCGTGGTAAATCCAGCTCTTGCCGCCTTGTAGCCAGGACCGCCAGATGTTCCGCCAATGTTTGAGCGGTTTGAGATGTCAACCGTCTCGCACTCTTCCGTATAGGTCGCGGAGATGATTCCTGTGCCAAACGGAGGCGAGGACGATGCGTCTTTTCCAAGCGTGATTGCCATGCGTGTTTTTCCTTATGTCAGGCGGATGTGGTGCGGCTACCGGACACGGTGTAGGTGATGACTCCATCAAGCGGCTGACTCTGAGAAATATTTGTGCAGATATAGTTCGCATTTCCGGTCTGCGTGCCCGCAATCGTGAACGTGCCGCCGATGGTCACGCCAGGAGCGTCAACACACTCGAGCTCAATCGTTTGCTCAATCAGAGCCTTGCGGAACTTGCGCGACGTGTCACCAAACTTGGTCACGTCAACGTCTGACGCAGAGTTTGTGACTGTGGCGCTGCGAGCGTTGGAAACGCCCGTGATTGACACGTCTTTGCCGAGAGTGACAGTGACAGTGCTAGTTGGCATTCTGTGCCCTTGTGTGCGAGTGCCAGCGGTGCAGCTGGTTCGCTCACGGTACGGGCAGAGAAGCCGAAACTAGACCGGGTGTGCCGCTACATGCCGCTGCCACGAGAGATGGCGTTATGGAACTGCTGCGGTATCTTGTTCCATGACTTTTGCAGGCCGATTTCCATGTAGCCCTTCCCACTTATTTGCCGGACACCAATGGGAAACCCAGTTGGCCTGTCTGTGACGTAGCCGACGTATGCACCCCAGCCCTTGCTACCCTTGCGCTGCAAGCTCTTTGGCACTTTCTTGCCGCCGTAATACGGGGCGGGAGTTCTTGGAATTGCCACGTAGTAGCTTTTAGATCCACCAAATTCGTGCAGCTGATTCAGCCACGGTACCTTGCTGGGGCCAACGACCACGGACCTTGAGCCGTGATCCCAATCGCTTTGAATGTCGTTTCTTAGAAAGGCACTTGGTGCCCAAGACGAGACCTTGTCTGGCCGTGGCACCTTTCTGATTGCTCCGATTACCGGATAGCCGTCAAATTCGCCATAGACGCGAAAGATAGGATTCTTTCGCGGATTGCGACCGGAAGGGGTTGAGCCACCGACCATACTTCGCTGCGTGTTTCTCCTGACAAGCAAGCCGGCCTTTTGCAAAGCCTCTTCAGCTGCCGTTCCGATGAGCTTCTCAAGCTTGCCCTTATTCCAGTGGAATTTGGTGCCGCGTGCGCGTTTTGTTCCTACAAACGCCATGCCGACCTCCTACGTCGGGACGTAGTTCTGCTCAAACACGCGATACGTGACGATCACCATAGCTCGCCACACATTCCGCTCTGACAACGCCTGGCCTGGGTTGTATTCAACGTCAACCTCCAGAGGTGACGTGACACCCGTAGGAAAGCCGACATCTCCCCATTGATGAGAACGCAGCCGCAGATTGATTTCCTCGGCAAAGTCCAACATCACGTCAATGTCCGCCTCGGTGGCGACCTGCCTGCCAAGGAACACATGAAGCGAAAAGTCGATTTGCCAATGCGTCCTGCTCGCTCGAGATACTTTCGTTTCCGCCGGCTGAATGATCACTACAGGAGTTGAGAACTCCTTAAGATCCGCCGAGACAAGGTTTTTCTTCTTAATCGTCGGCTGATCAGCAAGCGTCGAAAAGTGCGTGGCAGCGAGGCCAGCGGCGAGACTGTCGGCAATTGCGCGCAGTGTGCTGCTCATGCCGTCCACCACACGCGAAGGTTTGTAAATCTGGCGTAAGGCGTGATTGCATAGTTGCTAGAATCTACTGGCCGTGCAATCTGTATGTAGTCGTTAGCGGCTACCAAGAACGACAAAGAAAACGCAGAACTAGTGGACCACCCACCGGAGTCGCCAGCCGTATAGACGTTTGTCCACGAAGTTGAGTTGGCGCTCTTAGCAACTACGAACATGTCGTCGGTAGCGATACTGTCAGCGGTTATGTAGACGGTTCCTGCAGCACTGGCGCGAATCCACATTCCATCCGCCGTGCCTCCTGATATGGACGCCTTGAGGTATTTGTTTGAAGCAGTACCGGCCCCACTAAATCCCACACCGTTCCAGGTTCCGTTAGCGCCGTAAAACGCTGCCCCTGCCGATGCCGCGTATACCTGATTTCCACCAAGGTAAATAGCGCTGACTGCAGACGATCCGATGTAGTAGGCAGATGGCGTTGCTGTACCGAGGTAGATAGGCACTGTTCACCCCGCGATGATGTACAAGGTGGTGGCTGATTTCGTGCCGAGTGCTGCGTACGCTGACGATGTCATGTAGATGATGTTTGTGATTGCAGCCGCACCAGTGATACCGCTGATTGAGCTCGGCACGACTCCAGAAACGTCACTTGCCGAGAGAGTCACCGCACCAGTGCGTCCTGCCACGCTCGTCACAGCGGCTGATACTGTGCCACTGCTGACACTCAGGCCAGAACCGACGATCACGGCACCTGCAGTGCTGGTTGTCGCGGCTGGGAGCCTCGCCGCAGCGAGAGTGCCCGACGAGATGTTGCTGGCATTGGTGGTATCTGTTGTCGCGCTTGCAGCTAGGCCTGACACGGCAGTTGATGCAATAGCAATCGTGCTTGAGCTTGCTGCAGTCAAGCGTCCCGCAGCATCAACAGTGAAAGTGGCGACAGACGATGCCGATCCGTAGCTTCCAGCAGTGACAGCGGTTGATGGCAGTCTCGCAGCAGCAAGCGTTCCGCTTGAGATGTTGCTGGCGCTCGTTGTATCCGTGGTGGCACTTGCCGCGAGCCCAGAGACTGCCGAGGAAGCGATAGCGATGGCTGTGGAGCCAGCAGCCGTAAGCCGTCCCGCTGCGTCAACCGTGAACGTCGCCACCGATGACGCTGCGCCATAGCTTCCTGCAGTGACTGTCGTGGTCGGGAGTCTCGCTGCCGGTAGCGTACCTGACGTTATGTTTGTGGCACTCGTCGTGTCCGTTGTTGCACTTGTAGCCAATCCACTGACGGCACTTGACGAAATAGCCACAGCCGTGGATGAGGCTGCTGTGAGCCTTCCAGCAGCGTCTACGGTGAACGTGGCAACTGACGAAGCAGACCCGTAGCTCCCAGCTGTCACTGTGGTGCTTGGCAATCGCGCCGCTGGCAGTGTTCCAGACGTGATATTTGTGGCTACCGTGGTATCTGTCGTGGCGCTAGCAGCCAGTCCTGTAATCGTACTGGCAGCCTGACTGCCGGTGTGGTTGGCCCGCTGGATGGCGTAGGCCTGGACGGCAGCGTCAGCAGCTGCTTGAGCCGTGCTGACTGGTTTTGAAGAGTCGGACGTGTTGTTGCACGCCGAAAGACCAACGTCGCTTGAGGTCAGCGTGACGGCACCAGTGCGGCCTGAAACGCTTGTGACCGCAGCGGACACAGTTCCAGACGATACCGACAGCCCCGATCCAACGATGAGGCCGCCCAGCGTCGTAGTTGTTGCGGCTGGCAACGTGTACGATGATCCGCCAGAGACCGTCACAGCACCAGTCTGGCCGTTGACGCTGGTGACCGGAGCCGCAGCAGCCACTGCCGTCGAAAAATCAGTTATCTGGCTGGCAGTGTGCGTGTGCGAGGAACTGGCCTTGCCAGAAAGCGCTGACGACAAGGCTGAAACTGCTCGAGCGTCTGTGAAGTAGAGATTTGTGCTGCCTTCTGTGACGCTGTCTGTGCTGCCTGGAGACGGACTGATTTCGACGTATCCGCTGCCGCTCCATCGCCAGAGCTTTTTGGTGTCAATTGCCACGTACAGCTTGCCGCTTTCGCCTGTCGTTGGCAGCACCGAATAACTGGCGTACTCCATCACGTCGTCAACGAAGCTGGGAAGCTGGCTAGATGGCACGGTTCCGTTGACGAGCGTGGCATACGTGCCGCTGGCTTGCTTGGCGTCCAAAGCGGTCTGGAGCCCCATCACGTCAGACACGGCGTGCTGATGGGAAGATGGGGCGAAGCTGCTTGGAATTCCAACGAGTGCCGAATATGCAATCTGTGGAGTCAAATGCACATGGTCGGCTCGTGCGGCAGTCAACGCCGACCCTGCGCTTGGAGTGCCGAGAGGTTGCGGCGTCTCATCGGCCAGGTTGACGGTGCCAGCCGGGCCTTGCGGACCAGTGCTACCAGCGTCGCCTTTCTGCAGAACAAGATTCAGCACCTGATTGGGTGACGTGCCGGTGATCGTCGCAGCAGCAGTACCGCTGGTAACAGTGCCAATTGTGAGAGAGTTGGCAGGCCCAGCAGCGCCGCTCGGACCCGTCGCGCCAGTGCTGCCAGTAGCGCCAGTGCTGCCAGTGCTTCCGGTGTCACCCTTGGGCAAAACGAGATTGAGCGTCTGGCTCGGAGCCGTTCCGGTAATCGTGGCCGAGGCTGTCGTGCCACCAGTTACGGTGCCGATCGACAATGAGTTTGCTTGCCCAGTTG